TGACGGGCAGTATCGGCGGCGGAAGTCCGAAGCGCGCGGCGTAGCTTTTTGCTTTCACGAGGCCACTGGGATGCGGGACGCGTCCGGCCCGAGAGCACGCCAGTCTGAGCGTCATCAGGCACACAGTTGAATCGCCGGTCGGGATGTTCGGAAAAGGCTTCCCGACCGGCAGTAAATTCGAACCCTATGGATGGGTTGGGACCATCCGCGATTGATAGAGAGGCAAGGTTGCCGACGAAGGCCCGTGGCGGGGCATTGGGACAAGCCAGGAGGGTAACGCCATGAAGATGTAGCACGGAAACTGAAAGGTATAAGGCGAGTTGCCCCGGCCTGCGTCTACTCGGGCCGGGGCAAAGGAATCAACCATGAGAGGAAAGAGAACAATGAAGAAAGCAGTTTTGGTTACAACGGAGCATCGCGGGGTATTTTTCGGCTACGTCGCCGAGGATCAGGACATGGCCGCCCGAACTATGGGTATCGACGGGGCCCGGTGCGCGATCTACTGGGCAACGAAAACGGGCATCGCGGAACTGGCGGCAGTCGGCCCGAACAGCAACAGCCGGGTGGGCAGTCGCGCGAACATCGTAGCGCTTCACGACATCACGGCTGTGTGGGAGTGCTCGCCGGAAGCTGTCTCCGCGTGGGAAGCCGCGTAATGATGATCACGCGTGACGACCTGATTCGCAGTGGTGCATGCACCGAAGGCGTGCGGGAGTGGTGCGGTCGATACGCACCCACCGCGACAGCCCTTCCCGTCGCTGCTGCCATGGCGTTGTCGTCGTCGAGTTCGGACCAAGAACTGATTGCCCGAGCAGCAGGATTGACCGGCGACGGCTCCGGCTACGGCTCCGGCTCCGGCTCCGGCTACGGCTCCGGCTACGGCGACGGCTCCGGCTCCGGCTCCGGCTACGGCTACGGCGACGGCTCCGGCTCCGGCTACGGCTCCGGCTCCGGCTACGGCTACGGCTCCGGCGACGGCGACGGCGACGGCTACGGCTCCGGCTCCGGCTCCGGCTACGGCGACGGCGACGGCTACGGCGACGGCTACGGCTCCGGCGACGGCTACGGCTCCGGCTCCGGCTCCGGCTCCGGCTACGGCTCCGGCTACGGCTACGGCTCCGGCGACGGCGACGGCTGAACTATCCAACAACCACAAGGAAAGAGAGCAAAATGAACACGAAACTTTACACATTCGATGGTGGCCTGATAAGCCCCTTCAATCCGATACCGGAGCAGATCCTCTTCTCCGACATCGCCCGCGGCCTGGCGCATCGCTGCCGGTGGGGCGGGCAGGTCCGCGAGTACTACTCGGTGGCCGAGCACTCGATTATGGTGTCCTGCCAGTGCTCCGATGAGTACCGGCTGTGGGGCCTGCTGCATGATGCGGCTGAGGCCTATATCGGTGACGTTCCCGCGCCCCTCAAAGACAAGGTCTGGTTCCACGTGCCAGACGAGCAGGGTGTCATCCATAAACTGCCCTACGCCGATGTGCAAGATCGGATCCTGCACATGGTCCTCGCCGAGGTTGGCTGTTCTGTCGTCGCCATGCCCGATGTAGTCAACGAGGCGGACATGATCATTCGCCGCTGGGAGTATCGGGAACTGCTGGATCCCGGCACCCGCCACAACTCGACCTTTGTCCCCATGACACCGACCGAGGCCATGGACAAGTGGCTCGAAAGCTTCCGCAGCCTCCAGCGCGAGGCCCAGGCGGCTGCGGAGTAATTACCTCGAAACCTTAACAAACAGGAACCCATGACATGAGCAAGAAGAAGGAAGCGGAAATCGTAACCCCGACCGAGGAACCTCGGATCAAGTTGAGCCACGGCAAGCGCACCCTGCCGGTACGGTTGACCGATGACGAACTGCTAAATCAGGCCAGGAAGATGGCCGAGGCGTCGGAAGCTGCCGAAGCGGCAGAACAGGCACGCAAGCAGGCCACGACGCAATACAAGGCCGAGGAAGAAGAGGCGCGCGGCAAGGAGAAGGCCGCCCGCACCTTGATGCGTAACGGATACGAATACCGGCCCGTGGACATCACCGTCACGAAAGACTGGGACCAGAAGACCGTCACTGTCAGCCGAGACGACACGGGGGAGATCGTCGAATTCCGCGAAATGAGCAACAGCGAGTTGCAGCTGGAAATCCCGACAGCCGAGCCCGAGAAGGCCGAAGCGAGCCCCGAGCCTGAGCAGCCTGCGGCATAAACAAGAGCCGCCGCAAGAGGGCCAACTCTGCGACGGCGAAACCATTACCACTAAAAGGATACTCGAATGACTGTAAAAACGCAACCACTGGACGGACGGCTACGAATCACGTCCGTCCAGATCGAGAACGTGAAGAGCGTGAAAGCTTTTCACCTGGAGCCCTCGCCCCTGGGCCTGACCATCGTAGGGGGCAAGAACGGCCAGGGCAAGACCTCTGTCCTGGACGCTATCGCCTGGGTGCTCGGTGGCAAGAAAAAGGAGCCGAGCAAGGCCCACCGCAACGGATCCATGAGTGATCCCGCAATCTCGCTCACGCTGAGCAATGGGATCCGCGTCGAGCGCAAGGGGAAGAACGGCACGCTGACCGTCATTGACCCCGAAGGCAAGCGCTCCGGGCAAAGCCTCTTGGATGCGTTCGTGTCCGAGTTCGCCCTGGACCTGCCGAAGTTTATGGACGCGAGCGACCGGGACAAGGCGCAGATCCTACTCCGGATCCTCGGCATCGGCGATCAGTTGGCCGTGCTTGACCTGAAAGAGAAGCGACTCGAACAGGAACGCGCCGGGCTATACCCCATCAAGACCCAGAAGAAGGGGCACGCCGATCAGTTACCCGAGTACGCCGACGTGCCGAGCGAGCCCCTGAGTATCTCGGAACTGATCGCCCGACAGCAGGACGTGCTTGCGCGCAATGGTGAGAACCAGCGCAAGCGGCAGTCCGCTGAGCGATACCACGACATCATGGATAAGGCCTCGGCCCGTGTCGACCTCATTCGGCGCGAATTGGCGGACGCCGAGGCCACGCTACAGGCCGCCGTTCAGGACTGGGAAACGGCCTCGCAGTCCAGCCAGGGCCTCGCCGACGAAAGCACTGCCGAACTCGAAAAACAGATTGCCGAGTTCGAAAGCATCAACGCGCAGATCGCGGCCAACGCGCAGAAGGCCGCCGCGACGGATGAAGCCGATCAGTACGAAAAGCAGTACGTAGCGAAGAGTGGCGAAATTAACACCCTCCGCGCCGAGCGTCTTGCCTTGCTGGCCTCGGCCCCGTTGCCGCTGCCTGGGCTCAGCGTCGAAGAGGGCGAACTTGTCTACAACACGCAGAAGTGGGACTGCATGAGCGGCTCGGAGCAGCTTCGCGTGGCGGTGGCCATCGTGCGGGCCCTGAAGCCAGATTGCAGTTTCGTGCTCATGGACAAGCTTGAACAGATGGACCTTGAGACGCTGCAAGACTTCGGCGCCTGGCTGGAGGCCGAGGGCTTGCAGGTTATCGCCACCCGGGTGAGTACCGGGGATGAGTGCTCGATCATCATCGAAGATGGTTTGCCCGCGGGCAAGTCGTATGCCGACGTAATCACTGGAATCGAAGCGCGGCCCAACGTCGCGATGGAATGGTAGGAGGAACACGACCATGGAAGTTATTCGAGGAATTCAACCGAAGCCCGTGAAGAGCCTGATATACGGACCTGAGGGCGTAGGCAAATCCAGCTTGGCTAAGGACTTTCCGAAGCCCCTTTTTATCGACGTGGAGGGCGGCACGTCGCGGCTCGATGTTGCGCGCACCCCTCGCCCTTCGACATGGGCACACATGAAGCAGATTCTCGTGGAACTCGCGAAGGATCAGATGGGCTACGAGACGCTTGTCTTCGACACGGCTGATTGGCTGGAAAAGCTCGCCGTCAAGCAGGTGTGCGCTCAGAACGGTTTCGCGGGCATGGGTGGTAACAACGACTACGGCAAGAGCTACAACGAGCTCGCACAGATGTGGTCCGACTTGCTCACGCAACTGGAAGCCGATTTCATTCAGCCCGGGAAAATGCACGTCGTCTTCCTGGCCCATTCCACCGCGAAGAAATTTGAACTTCCCGAAGAGCAAGGCCAGTTCGACCGCTACCAGTTGGACCTGGAAAAGAAAGTGGCGCCGCTGCTCAAAGCGTGGTGTGACCTGATGCTCTTCGTCAACTACAAGACCATCGTCGTGGTGGACGACAAGGGCAAGAACGGCAAAGGCCAGGGCGGCACGCGGCGCGTTATGTATTCCGAGCACTCCGCAGCGTTCGACGCCAAGAACCGGGATGGCCTGCCCCGCGAAATGGACCTTGGTATTGCGCCGCTGGCCAAGTGCTTCACAGGCCTCAGTGCTCGGCCTGCTCCGACTCCGGCGCCTGCGGCTGTTGCCCCTGCGCCTGTCCCTGCAGCGCCTTCGGTGTCTGCTTCTTCCGCGCCCGCACCCTCAACTGTCGAAAGCGGGCCGGTGCTAAAAGCGCAGCATATTGCACTGAACAAGCTCATGGCCGAGTCGGGGGTGACTTACGATCAATTGCTCGCGGTGCTTGTCGCAAAGGGCAAGTACCCGGCTGGAACGCCCATGGAAAACATCGACCCCGAGATCGTAGACAAATTCATTTTCCCTCACTGGGAAAAGTTCCTGGGGATGATCAACGGCGGCGTGGCCGCGTAGAAAGCACCGACACATGAGCACTGATACCAATGTTGCAATCGGGTGGGATGAAGAGCGGATCGAGCAACCCAATGAAGGGGGCGACTTCGTTGATCTGCCACCGGGAAACTATCGCTTTACCGTGGTGAAGTTCGAGCGAGGCCGCTACGAGGGTGGCCCCAAGATGTGCGCTTGCCCGATGGCCATCATCACTCTGGATGTGGACGCGGCTGAACTCGGCACCGTGAAGCATATCCACAAGCTTTACCTGAACAAGAAATGCGAGGGCCTTCTCTGCGCCTTCTTCGCCGGGGTCGGCCTTCGCAAGCATGGCGATCCGCTGGTGCTTGCCTGGAACCAACTCGTAGGACGGCAAGGCGTCTGCAAGATGGGCCAGCGGAAGCATGAGGACAAGACCTACAACGACATCAAGGGCTTTATCGAGCCGCCTGAGCCAGGCGCTGAGCAACAGCCCGTACCGCCCACCCAGGCCGGGCTGCCCGAAACAGAAGAAGACGTGATTCCGTTCTGATGCCCCTCGCCTGGATCCAGTCCGTCACACCGGAGCAATTACCGCCAGCCCCCATTCGGCTGAACTCCCATACCAAGGTCGTTGACCCGGTGAGGTGGCTGGCGGTGCTCCAGGCGGAAGCGGTAATGGGCCCGGAATTCTGGCGAATCAGGACCGGCGTACTACAGGCGGAAATCCAAACTCTACGAGACATGCTAGAAGGAAAGAACTCATGGTGACATTCTCAGTACGACCCTACCAGACCGAGGCCAAGGCCGCGATACTGGGTGAATGGAGGGAAGGCCGACGGCGCACGCTGCTGGTGCTTCCTACCGGATGCGGCAAGACCATCGTGTTTTGCCAGTTGATCGAAGAACTTGTGCGTGCCGGAAAGCGCGTGCTTATCATGGCCCACCGTGGCGAACTGCTTGATCAGGCCGCCGACAAGTTGAGCAAGTCCACCGGCCTGCAATGCGCCGTCGAGAAGGCGGATCAGTCTTGCCTGGGCGAATTCTTCCGCGTGGTTGTCGGATCCGTCCAGACCCTTATGCGGCCCAAGCGTTTGATGCAGTTCCCGGTGGACTACTTCGACGTGATCATCGTCGATGAAGCCCACCACGTGCTGAGCGACAGCTACCAGCGCGTGCTGGCCCACTTCGAAGCTGCCGACGTGCTGGGCGTGACAGCCACACCGGACAGGGGCGACATGAAGAACCTCGGCCAGTACTTTGATTCGCTGGCCTATGAATACAGCCTTCCGCGCGCTATCCGTGACGGCTTCCTTTGCCCGATCAAGGCGATGACCATCCCGCTACAAATCAACCTGCGCGGCGTGGCCCAGCAATCGGGCGACTATGCGGCGGCTGGCCTTGGCTCGGCATTGGAACCGTACCTCGATCAGATCGTGGACGAAATGAAGAAACATTGCCGACGCCGCAAGACGGTGGTGTTCCTGCCCCTGATCGCGACTTCGCAGCGCTTCACGGAACTGCTCAACCTGGCCGGGTTCAAGGCCGCCGAAGTCAACGGCGAGAGCAACAACCGAGCTCAGGTACTGGCAGACTACGACAAGGGCCGGTATGACGTTCTGTGCAATTCGATGCTACTCACCGAGGGCTGGGACTGCCCGCGCGTGGACTGCATCGTCCCCCTTCGGCCTACGAAGATCCGGGCGCTGTTCTGCCAGATGGTTGGCCGAGGGACGCGCCTGTTTCCTGGCAAGGAAGATCTGCTACTCCTGGACTTCCTCTGGAATACGGAGCGACTTGATCTGTGCCGTCCGGCCTGCCTGATCGCGGGCTCGGAAGACGTAGCCCAGAAGATGACCGAGAATATCAACGAGTCCGGTGCGGCGGTTGACCTGATCGAAGCCGAGGAAAAGGCCGAGTCTGATTGCGTGGCCCAGCGCGAGGAAGCCCTCGCCAAGAAGCTGGCCGAGATGCGCAACCGCAAGCAGAAGCTGGTTGACCCGCTCCAGTTCGAGATGAGCATCGCCGCGGAAGACCTGTCCGGCTACGTCCCGGCGTTCGGCTGGGAAATGGCGCCGGTGTCCATCCAGCAGAAAGCCGCCCTCGAAAAGGCTGGCCTGTTCCCTGACGAGATCGAGTGCTCAGGCAAAGCAGCCCTGCTTCTTGACCGGCTGAACAAGCGCCGCACCGAGGGCCTCACGACGGCCAAGCAGATCCGCTTCCTTGAGGGCAAGGGCTTCCAGCATGTGGGCCAGTGGGAATTCGACTCCGCCAGACGCCTGATCGACCGGATCGCGGGCAATGCCTGGCGCGTTCCGAACGGCATCGAGCCCACGACCTACACGCCTGCACCGAGTCAGATGGAGATCGCTGGATGAGGCTTATCAACTACGAAGTTCGCATGCAAGAGATTTGGGATCGCACGGACGGTGACCTGTCAAAGCGTGTTCTTGAACTCAAGAAGTTTATCTATAACGCCTGCAAAGAAGAGCGCGAGGATCTGTATTCGCGCTTGGTCGAAGCGTTGGGGGAGGAGCCATGAAGATCACAACGCTAGAGCACCTTGCCGAGCGCATCAACCACGCCAACGCTACGCACGGCAAGTTCCTTTTGCCTTGTCACGCAATAAGTGCAGCACGGATCGAGTTGATGGAAGCGGAACAGGCTAATGATTATCTCACCCGACAGGCAGTGATCGCCGAACTTCTTGACGCTGCCGTGGTCTGCATTAGGGCCGCTGAACAATTCGCGGAGCCGTCGAATGGCTGATCTCCACGAACTACTTTCGGCCATCGACCCCGCCTACCTCAATTACGAGGATTGGCTTTCGGTCGGCATGGCCATCAAGCACGAAGGTGGCACGGCCCAAGACTGGGAACAGTGGTCAAGCCGAGACGCCAAGCGCTACCACGAAGGCGAGTGCGGCAAGAAGTGGGCGGGCTTCCAGGGCTCAGGCACACCCATCACAGTAGGCACCCTCGTGGAATTCGCCAAGCAAAACGGCTGGCGTCCCACACAGAGCGCAGGCCCCAATGAGGCTATCGGCTGGGATGACGTCATTCATCGGCCTGCCGAGTCGCTTCAGTTCGTTGACCCCGGTTGGCTGGAGCCCGTCGAACTGGACGCACCTACGGAAGACTGGAGCCCAGCCAAGGAACTGAGTGCGTATCTCTCGGCGCTCTTCGGGGCCGAGGAGTACGTGGGCTATGTCACCGAGTCCTGGACCAATGACGAGGGCAAGCACCTCCCGAAGAAAGGGAGCTATTCCCGGACGGCTGGCGAGTTGCTGCAGGACCTGGCCAAGTACGGCGATGACCTGAGCTACACCGTGGGCAGTTACGCCCCTGAGTGCGGTGCCTGGATTCGATTCAACCCGCTGGACGGCAAAGGCGTTCGCGACGACAACGTGACCTCCTTTCGCTATGCCTTGGTGGAGTCCGACACGCTGGCCATCGAGAAGCAGGCCGCTATCTACGCAGAATTGGAACTGCCAATCGCTGCGCTGGTCCATTCGGGCGGAAAGTCGCTACATGCCATCGTCAGGATCAATGCCACATCAAAGGAGGAATACCGGGAGCGGGTCAATTTCCTGCACAAGGTATGCCAGAAGAACGGCCTTGAAATCGACACGCAGAACAAGAACCCGTCCAGGCTGTCCCGGATGCCCGGTGTCCTGCGGAACGGCCAGAAGCAGTACTTGGTGGCGACGAACCAAGGCAAGGAGTCCTGGGAAGCGTGGAAGGAGTTCGTCGAGGAGGCCAACGATTCGCTGCCGGACTTCGAGGCCCTAGCTGACTTTTTCAGCGACTTACCGAATCTGGCCGAGCCCCTGATTGATGGTGTACTCCGTCAGGGCCACAAGGGGCTGTTGACCGGCCCTTCGAAGGCAGGCAAGTCCTACATGCTGCTCCAGCTCATTGCCGCCATCGCTGAGGGGCGGGAATGGCTTGGCTGGCCGTGTGCCCAGGGCCGCGTGCTCTACGTCAACTTGGAGCTTGACCGGGCATCCTGCCTGCACCGCATCCGAGACCTGTACGACAAGCTGGAATGGGCCCCGTCGAACATCGCGAACATTGACCTGTGGAATCTTCGAGGTAAGGCCGTCCCAATGGATACCCTCGCGCCGAAACTCATTCGCCGGGCCCATAAGCGGGGCTACAAGGCCATCATCATTGACCCCATCTACAAGGTCATCACGGGCGACGAAAACGCGGCTGACAAGATGGCGTTTTTCTGCAACCAGTTCGACCGGGTGTGTGCCGAGCTCGGGGCGGCCGTCATCTACTGCCACCACCACAGCAAGGGCGCCCAGGGGCAGAAATCCAGCCGGGACCGATCGTCAGGTTCGGGGGTATTCGCTCGTGACCCTGACGCCATCCTGGACATCATCGAATTGACGGTAACCGCTGCGACACGAAAGGCCGTAGTAGACCGCCAGGTAGCGGACCGGGTGTGCAGCATCTTAGACAAGGCCCGCGATGGATGGCGCGAAAGCCTGGACCACCCCCAGGACGATGCCCTGATCGCGGACAAGGTACTGGCCAAGGCCCGTGAGCTGTTCGGCAACTCGGAAATCGACCGAGAGATCGCCCCGTTCGTGAAGTCGGTCGAGCAGGCCACGGGCTGGCGGATGGAAGGCACGCTCCGGGAGTTCGCCCCGATGGCCCCGCGGCAATTCTGGTTCCGGCACCCCTTCCACACCATGGAGCAGGCCGAATTACTGGCCGATGCCAAGGCGGAAGGCGAGGAACCGCAGTGGATGGCCCAGCAGGAAGCGGCAAAGGAAGCGGCAAAGCGCCGGCGGAATGCCAACCTGGAGAAGTTGGGCGCGGCGTTCATGGAGCCGCATTTCGAGCATGGTTTTGCCGACATTAACAAGCTGGCTAAGGCTATTGGCATGGAGGCGCGCTTCGTAAAGCCGCTACTCATGGACGCCGGGCTGATGCTCTGCAATGACGGGATGGTCCGAACTTCTTCCGAGGGCGAGGCCTACGACGAGCAGAACCCGAAACTGAGCAACAAAGACAGAGACAGGATCGACCGAGACAAGGCCACGCGAAAAGCCATCGCGGAGGCTGCCAAAGAGGACGCCGACGGCATCCCGCGCTGGCAAGCCGTGGCCGAGATCTTGGGCCTGACTGAGTCCCCGACAAAGAAGCGGATTGACGCCCTGGGTGACTTCGTGAGGCGTGACGGCGGCATTTTCCCGCTGGAAGGTGAGGCATGATGCGTATTTTAGTTGCGTGCGAAGAGTCGCAAGCCGTAACGGTACAACTTCGCGGGAGAGGGCACGAGGCCTATTCGTGCGACATCCTGCCGTGTTCTGGCGGACATCCGGAATGGCATCTACAGCAAGACGTTGGCCCGGTCCTTGCAGGGGGGGGCTGGGATATGATCGTAGCGTTTCCACCCTGCACTGACCTTGCCGTGAGTGGGGCCCGGCATTTTGCCGCCAAGCGCGCGGACGGCCGCCAGCAGAAGAGCATTGAATTCTTCATGCAGTTCGCCCGGGTCGAATGCTCGCGGGTAGCGATTGAAAATCCGATTGGTATCATGTCGAGCCTGTGGCGGAAGCCCGATCAGGTAATACAGCCCTGGCAGTTTGGCGAAGACGCCAGCAAGGCCACGTGCCTGTGGCTTAAAGGCCTTCCCCTGCTTCTCCCCACCGATGTTTTACCCGGCGGAAGAGCGGCGCGCAGGGCCAACCAGACCGCGAGCGGCCAGAACAAGCTCGGGCCTTCACCCGACCGGGCCAGGCTCCGAAGCAAGACCTATACAGGCATCGCTCGGGCTATGGCGGAGCAGTGGAGTCAACGAATTCCCGAGCAATTGGCGCTCTCATTTCGGGAGGCCGTCTGATGCAATTCTTCCTCCCGATGATACCCCCAAAAACGACGGCTCAGATGCACAAAGTGGCCATCCGTGGCGGCAAGCCGGTGTTCTACGACCCGCCAGCCGTCGAGCAAATGAAGGCCAAACTTGCCGCCCATTTGTCCGAACACAGGCCCCCTGAGCCGATCCAAGGCCCGCTGCAACTGTGCTGTAAGTGGATATGGCCAGGCACGCAGGAAGCGGTCTACAAGAGCACGAAAC